GTGAGCGGGCGCTTCCTGACTTTCTGGTGCTGGCTGGGCGGGCACGGCGAACCCCTCTGGCACAGCGGTCCCAAGGGGCCGTCGTGGCGCTGCCCGGATTGTCAGCGTGTCCGCGTCTCCCCGGTGCTGCGGGAGTTGGCGCGATGAGGGGCGACACGTTGACCCCGAGCGCCTGGCGCCTCGAGCAGGACACGCGCGAGTTCGACGCGCCCCCGGTGCGGGTGCCGTGTGAGCAGTGCGGGCGGGAGTTCCCGCTCGCGCAGGAAGACGCCGCCGACGAGACCCGCCTGTGTGTGGCGTGTGTGCGGGCGGTGGCGCGGGCTCCACTGGTGATTCCGGTGTGGCCGGAAGACCTGTGGTTCTAGACAACACGAGCCGGGTGGGCGGCAACCCGATCCCGGCTCTTTCTCAGCGGAGGAGCTGAGTCATGCAGACCAACGACAACACCATCCAGCGTATCACGACGACCGAGATCGAGACACAGATGATGACCGATCTGACCACCGCCCTGATCGATCAGGGCCTCGCGGCGGGCCTGATGGGCCTCGCCTTCACCTACGGCGTCAACATCGACGCCCGCCTGAAGTACGACGTGCCGGCGGTCGCTGCGCTGCGCTTGCTGGGGGCGCTGCCGCCGCAGGTCACGGTCGGGGAAGTCGTCGCCCGCCTGCAGGCCCGCGCCATCACCCTCGCGCCCGTGGAGGTGATGTGATGCCCATCACCGCGAGAGAACCCGAGAGCAAGTTCACGCCGGCGCCCGAGGGGCTGTTCCTGGCGGCCTGCTGCGATGTCGTCGACCTCGGCATGGTCGATGACGGCTTCGGCATCAAGCACAAGGTCGAGATTTGGTGGCAGCTCGACGAGCGCAACACCGAGACCGGCGCACGGTTCACCGTGCGCAAGCGGTACACCAACTCGCTGCACGAGAAGGCCGCGCTCCGCAAGGACCTGGAGATGTGGCGCGGGCGGAAGTTCAACGCCGAGGAGTTGCGCGGCTTCGACCTCGAGAAGCTGCTCGGCGTGCCGTGCCAGCTCCAGACCGTGCACAAGACGACCGACGACGGCAAGACGTTCTGCAACGTCGGGGCGGTCATCACCGCGCGTGGGCAGCGCCTCGAGGTCGAGGCATTCACGCGCCACAAGGACCGCCAGCCGGCGTCCAACGGCCCCTCGCACAGCAGCCCGGTCGACGACGACCCGATCCCGTTCTAGGAGGCCACCATGGGATACGTCGACAGCAAGTTCCGTCCGTGGCTGATCCACGACTTCGAGACCACGGCCCGCGAGGACATCGATCAGTTCGCCGACGACATGAAGGTGGATCGGCGGCTGGTCGATCCCGAGAAGATCGCCGCCGCCAAGGCGAAGCGGATCGAGATGGCCGCCGTGGACATCGACTATGCCCGCGTCGTCTGCTCGGGCATCTGGACGAGCGACCACGAGGCGCCGTACATCCTCGCCGGCCTGACGGCCGAGAGTGAGCGCGAGCAGCTCACGGCGCTGGCCACGGCGTACGAGGACATCGTCCTCAACCGCGGGGGCGTCATCGTCGGGTTCAACAACCGGACGTACGACCTCCCGCTGGCCATGCGGCGAGCGCGCCTGCTGGGCGTGCCGTTCCCGCGCGTGCCGATCGACAAGTACCGCAGCAACCAGATCGTCGACCTACTGCGGGTGCTGACGTTCGGGTACGAGATCGACCGGATGCAGTGGAAGAAGCTCGATGTGTACTGCCGGCTGCACGGCATCCATGTCGCGGACGGGGCGACCGGGGCCGAGGTGCCGGAGTTGATCGCGCGTGGCGATCTCGACGCCGTGATCGCGCACAACCTGGCCGACCTGCAGCGGTGCCATGCGCTGGCCTGCGTGTTGGGCGAGATCACCAGCCCGTTCTATGCGGCCGGTCAGGCGGTGGCGTGATGAATGCCCTCCACAGCAAGGCCACACCGGAGTGGTACACGCCCGTCGAGTACGTCGAGGCCGCCCGTCGCGTGATGGGTGGGATCGACCTCGACCCGGCGTCGTGCGCGCTGGCCAACCTGACCGTCAAGGCGGCCCGGTTCTTCAACAAGGACGATGACGGGCTGGCGCAGTCGTGGTCCGGGCGCGTGTTCCTGAACCCGCCGGGTGGGCTGGTGCGCGAGTTCTGGCGCACGCTGCTGGCCGAAACCAGCCCGGGCCGTGGCGTGCGCGAGGCCATCTGGATCGGCTACTCGCTTCAGCAGTTGCAGACGCTCCAGACGGCCGACACGTTCGGCCCGCTGGAGATGGCCGACGCGATCTGCGTCCCGCGTCGCCGGATCGCCTTCATCGACGCGACCGGCAAGCCGTCCAAGTCGCCGACGCACGCGAACTACATCGCGTACATCGGCCCAGACGCGCAGTTGTTCCGCGACGTGTTCCGCCCCTTCGGGGAGGTGCGGTGATGGACTACCAGGAACTCCTCAACCGCACCGCTGATCCCTCCGGCCGTCAGACGCCGGTGCCGCCCGCCTGGCCGGAGTTTGCGTATCCGGCCAGCATCGACGTCGCCGCCAACCAGCGCGGCATGACCCTCCGGGACCACTTCGCCGGGCTGGCCCTGCAGGCCATGCTCGCGCGGGGGGCCGACATCACCACGCGCGGCCGGCAGTACGTCTGTCAGGAGGCGTACGTCCTGGCCGACCTGATGCTCCAGGCGCGGGAAGGGCGGGAGCTGTGACGGTCGGGTCACTGTTCGCCGGCATCGGCGGCTTCGACCTTGGCTTCCAGCGGGCCGGCTACGACATCCGCTGGCAAGTCGAGATCGATCCATGGGCGCGTGCCGTGCTGGCGAAGCACTGGCCGCACGTGGCCCGGTACGACGACGTGCGCGAGGTCGGCGCACACAACCTGGAGCCAGTCGATGTCATCTGCGGTGGATTCCCCTGCATCGACATTTCGGACGCCGGCAAGCAGACGGGCATCAATGGTGAACAGTCCGGACTCTGGCACGAGTACGCACGAATCATTCGCGAACTACGACCACGATACGTCGTCGTGGAGAACGTCGCAGCTCTCCTTGTTCGGGGATTCGAGCGAGTCGTCGGTGACTTGGCCGCGTGCGGGTATGACGCGGAGTGGGACTGCATACCCGCTGCCGCCGTTGGCGCCCCTCACCGCCGTGACCGGCTATGGCTTGTTGCAACACGCCATCGACTGCGACATGGACGAGGACTGCTGTTGCACGCCGCAGCGGGTGAAGTGTCCGACGCCCACGGCTGGGGATGCCAAGAGTTCGGGCAGTCGGAACCTGGCCGGGTCGAAGGCGAATCTCGGCGTCAGCCTGACGGATTTCGTCAAGTTCGGCAACTCGACGACCTCGCGAGGCATGAAGGCTGGTGGCGCTTTGAACCCCAGGTGGGTCGAGTGGCTGATGGGGTATCCAGACGGGTGGACCGACTTAGGGGATTGGGCAACGCCATCGTCCCGCAAATCGCGGAATGGATCGCCCACCGCATCACGGTTGCCGAGCAGTCGCTGACGGAGGTGGAGTGATGGCTTTCCGTGGCCTGCCGCCTTTCTTGCCGTTGGCCCGTGCGGCGTCAGCTTTGGCCGCACTGGACACTTGCCCGCCCTTTCGGCCGAGCGCGACGGCGTGTGGGTTCTTAGCCACGGGCCAGCGTCTCCAGCTTGGCTTCAAGGCGGGCCACGAGCGCCTGCTGGTAGGCCAACTCGGACACGGCGAACAGATGCGACTGCGACCCCTCGCGGTAGGCGGCAGCCGTCACGATGGCTCCCTGTTCCTGAGTCACGCGCATACGGGCGCAGTTAAGGGCGTCGGTCACGGCGGCGATGCGAAGTGCGTTCGACATGAAGAGAGAATAACCCAAGCGATTGGGATAGTCAACGACAAAGTGAGGGCCGCATGAGCCTCACGCCGCTCCAGTGGGCCGAGGCGTACTTGGCGCGGGGGCTCCGGCCCCTGCCCGCCGCCCGTGGCACCAAGTTCCCCCGTGTCCCGTGGACGCCGTATCAGGAGGCCCCGCCGTCCCTCGAGCAGGTCCGCGCGTGGTGGACCGAAACGCCCGAGGACGGGATTGCCTTGGTCGTCGGCGCGCAGTCGGAACTCCTCGTCGTTGACCTCGACGGCGGGGAGGCGGCCGAGCGTCTCCTGACCGAGCGCGGCATCCATTTGCCGCATGCCGCCCCGCGTGTCCGTACGCGCCACGGCTGGCATGTGTACCTGCGCAGCACCGTCCCGGTGCCCGATCGGATCGCCCTGTTCTCCAGCGAAGTGCCGAAGGCCCAGGTCGACATCCGGGGGCAGGGCATCGTCATCGCCCCGCCGTCGGTGCATCCCAGCGGCCACGTGTACCAGTGGGAGACGCCGCTCCCTCCGTTCAACGACACGCCGCTCCCGCTGGCCCCGCCGCTCCTGATCGACGCCCTGCGGGCGCAGGCCCGCGCCAGCGTCTCCGGGGGCCTCATCGCGCGCGACCCCGCGGCCGAGGGCTGGGTGTCGTCGGCGCTCCGCAACGGCGCCCCTGAAGGCCAGCGCAACGTCACGTGCGCCCGCCTGGCCGGGTACCTGCTCGGCAAGGGGCTGCCGGAGGATGTCGTCGAGACCATGCTCCTCGGCTTCGCGGCGCGGTGTGTCCCATCCCTGCCCGACCGGGAAGTCACCCGCGCCGTGCAGTCCGTCGCCCGTCGGGAGCGGGCCAGCGGGTCCACCGAGGTCGCCGGGACCGCTGTCCACATCGGCGCGCTGGTGCAGGCCGTCAAGGCCAGCTATGCCGACGGCCCCACGCCGTTCCTCGAGACCCCGCTCCCGACGCTGAACCTGTACCTCGAAGGCGGGTTCTCGCCGGGCGAACTGATCTACGTCGGCGCTCGGCCCGGCGTCGGGAAGTCGGCGCTCGCGCTCCAGGTCGCCAAGCATGCCGCCGAGCGCGGCAGCTCGGTCCTGGTCATCAATGCCGAGATGAAGAACCGGATGTCGGCCCAGCGCCTCCTTGCTCAGGAGAGCCGGGTGGGCGCCGGCGTCATCAAGCGGGGCACGTTCTCGACCGACCAGTGGCGCACCTTCGAGGGCGCGGTGCAGGCCCTGAGCAAGCTGCCCATCTGGTTTGCGGACGACGCCTACACGCTCGAGCAAATCGGCGCCATCGTCGGGCAGGCCACCAGTCTCGGCCTCATCGTCGTGGACTACCTGCAGCTCCTCAAGGCGAGTGCCGGCATCCGCGAACGTCGGCATCAGGTCGAGGACTTGAGCAAGGGCCTGCAGCGCCTCGCCCACACCTACGACGTCCCCGTCCTGGCGCTGTCGTCCCTGTCGCGCCCGGCCAACGGTGGCGCCCCCAGCCTCGCGTCCCTGCGGGAGTCCGGGGAGCTCGAGCACGACGCCGACACCGTCCTCCTGCTGCACCGCGACGAGCACGACGACACGCCCTACCACCAGGGCAAGACCGAACTGACCATCGCCAAGGCGCGGAGCGGGCGCCCCGGGAAGATCGACCTCTACTTTTCCGGCGAGGCCCAGACCTTCGCCGAGGCGGTGATGTGATGGCACGCATCAGGACCATCAAGCCGGAGTTCTTTCTGCACGAGGAGCTGGCCGAGCTGCCCCCGCTGCATCGGCTGTTGTTCATCGGGTTGTGGACGCTTGCCGACCGCCACGGGCGCCTCCAGGACCGCCCGAAACGCATCAAGGCCGAGGTGCTGCCGTACGACTCCGCGGACGTTGCGCGCATGCTCGATCGCCTCTCCGAGGCCGGTTTTATCGTCCGGTATCAGGTCGGAGTGGGATCGGAGGGGCGATTTATTGCCATCCCCGGCTTTGCGACCCATCAGCGGATAAATGGACGCGAAGCCAACGCAGATACACGCATCCCCCCGCCACCCAGTGACCTGCCCGATCCGCCTACGCCGCGTAGCACAACCGACGACGACGGGAAGCACCACGGAAGCACCACGGAAGCACCCACGCCTGACCACGGAAGCGACGGGGATCACAGGAAGGGAAGGGAAGGGAAGGGAAGGGAAGGGAGAGAGCACGCACTCCCTGTTGCTTCCCCGATCGCACCCGTCGTGATGCGCCGCCGGCTCGACGTGGTGCACGAGTCGGCCATCGGCATCGACGTCACCGAGCGCATGCACCAGCAGTTCCTGGCGCAGCTCCAGAACGTCCGGGTGGCCAACGCCGACACCGTCCTGCGGGCGTTCTACCACCAGACCGAACAGACCTGGCGCGGCAAGCCAACCGGCAAGCCGTGGCCGTTCTGGGAGGCCCGCGTCGAGGAGCTGGTGAAGCACAAGCACCGGCCGGCGTCCTCGGGCCCGTTCGCCTGGCGGTGCAAGCACTGCGGACAGCCGCACGAGGTGGCCCGCCGCGAGGACTACGCCACGTTCCGGTGCCCCAGCCTGACCGAGGTGGCGTCATGAGCCCTGAGAGCCCCGTACAGGCCGCCCACCCCATGCAGCGCGACATCCCCGAGCCCCGGTGTGTCGATTGCGGGTGCGCCATCCCCCGGCTGGTGCGTCGGACCCGGTGCGCGGACTGCACCCAGGCGGCCAGGCGGGCCGCGACCCAGCGGTGCCGCAGCAAGGCCCTGCGCGAACGGCGCCGCTGTGTCGCCTGTGGTGGCGAGTTCTTCATCCCGAAGGGCAAGCGGCGCGAGCAAGTCTGCTGCAGCCGCCGGTGTGGCTGGAATCATTCCGCCCAGGTGCGCGCGGACCGGCAAGGCTGGGCCGGCGAGAGTCCTGCCGTCATCGAGGCGAAGCTCGAGGCGGCCCGGGCGGCCCGGCTGGCCGAGGAGCGCCGGCAGGGGCGGCGGCGCTACACCATCGAGACCGGATGGATGCAGCGCAGTGACGCCACCAGCCACTTCGAGCGGGACGGCGTGGACGGGGGTGGCTGGTGACTGGCGAACTGTCCCATGCCGGCCGCGCCCTGACGTTGCTGGAGGCGGATCTGCAGCAGACCCTCGCCGCCCTCACCGCCGCCCGTGCGGAGGTGGCGGCGCTGAAGGACGACATACAGGTGCAGTCTGGCTACATCGCTGAAATGGAGGCCACCGAGCCTGCGGCGATGCGGCGGGCGCTGAAGGCCGAAGCGGAGGTGGTGAACCTGAACGCCCGCGTCGAGGCCCTACTGACAACCATCGATGTCGAGCGCACTGGCCGTAAGGAGGCCGAAGCAGAGGCGGCGTCGCTGAAGCAGGAGAACGGGCTGCTTCGTATGCGGGTCGAGTCCGACCTGGTGATGGGCAACGCCCGCGCCGAACAGGCCGAGGCCACAGCGGCGCGGCTGCGGGAGGCGCTGGTCTACATCAGGGGCGTGTTCTACCCACAGATGCGAGCGGTCGAGATTCGCGAGTGGCGCGAGTACATCGACGCCGCCCTCGCGGCGAAGGAGGCGTGATGACGTTGTCTTTGGTGGTGGTAATCGCATTCGTGGCGGGGCTACTCACGCTGCCCGTCTACCTCGCCGTGGACGAGTGGGCCGCAGATCGGCGGCAGGCGCGGTGGAACCGAGAAGAGCAGGCCCGTTGGAAGGCCGAGCAGGAGGCCGACCGTGGGTGAGTGGGCACTGTGGATGCTGATAGGGGCACTATTCGCGCTGGCGGTCGTGTGCGCGGGGTACCTCTACGCCACCCGTCCAACCGCCCCATTCAAGGGGCGCAGTCTATGAAGAAGGACGACATGATGGACCGTGCGCTGGACTACCTCGCGTTCTTCGTGGCCTGCGTGCCGCCGCGCACCTCGCACCACCACAAGCGCATCGTCCGCATCGGTCAGTTCTCCCGGCTGGCCGACAAGCCCGAACTGGTGCAGGCCAAGGCCACCCTCGACGCGCTGCTTCTGCCGCACCAGCCGCTCGTGCCGGTGTTCGGGCCAGTGCGGCTGGATCTGGAGTTCACCTGGCCGTGGCGACAGTCCGAACCGAAGCGGACCCGGCTGCTCGGCCGTGTCCCGCACACCAGCAAGCCGGATTGCTCGAACGTCCTGAAGACGCTGGAGGACCGGCTGGTGGCGCTGCGCTTCATCGGCGATGACGCCAACGTCGTCGAGGTCACGGTGCGGAAGTGGTGGGGCGACGAGCCGGGCATCCGCATCACGATCACGCCGCTGGCGCAGGCGGCGCAGGAGGTCGCATGACGACGACGAACCCCGATCCGCGCTACTGCAAGGCGTTCAGCCGGCGCAGCGGCGCCCAGTGCCGGAACATCCCCATGCAGGGCTCCGCCGTGTGCCGGATGCATGGCGGCTCCGCGCCCCAGGTGCGCGAGAAGGCCCGCGAGCGCCTTGCCGTCCTCGCCTCCCCCGCCGTCAAGCGCCTGAGCGAGCTGCTCACCCAGGACGACGATCGCAAGGTGGCGCTCGGGGCCGCGCGCGACATCCTCGACCGGAACGACCTGGTCGGGAAGACGGTCGTCGAGCACAACGGCGACCTGACGATCACGCGCATCGTCCGCGAGATCGTCGACCCGACGACCGACACCGACGACGATGCCTGAGCTCGTCCTGCAGACCCCGCGCGTGTTCGCGCCGCTCCTGGCGCCGGCCCGCTACAAGGGCGCGAAGGGCGGGCGTGGCTCGGGGAAGTCGCATCACTTCGCCGAGGCCATCGTCGAGCGGTGCGTGCTGCAGCGCGGCACGCGCGTCGTGTGCGTCCGCGAGATCCAGAAGTCGCTCCAAGAGTCAGCGAAGCGCCTCCTCGAGGACAAGATCGACGCCTTCAACGTGCCCGGCTTTACGCCGCGCGAGTCCCGCATCGACACGCCGGGTGGGGGCGTGATCCTGTTCCAAGGGATGCAGAATCACACCGCCGAGTCGATCAAGTCGCTCGAAGGCATCGACGTCGCGTGGGTCGAGGAAGCGCAATCCCTCTCCCAGCGGTCGCTCGACCTGTTGCGCCCGACCATCCGCAAGGACGGGTCTGAGCTGTGGTTCTCGTGGAACCCGCGCCGCGCGTCCGATCCGGTGGATGCGTTCTTTGCCGACGGCGGCCCCCCAGGCGCGGTCCTCGTGTGCGCCAACTACGACAGCAACCCGTGGCTCCCGGATGTCCTGCGCGCCGAGATGGAATGGGACCGCGCCCGCGATCCCGAGAAGTACGCGCACATCTGGCTCGGCGAGTACGAGCGGCACAGCGAGGCCCGCGTCTTCCGCAACTGGAAGATCGAGGCGTTCGACAGCCCTGCCGATGCGACCTGGTACCTCGGCGCGGACTGGGGCTTTGCCTCCGACCCGACGGTCCTGGTCCGCTGCCGCCTCGACGGTCGGACGCTGTACGTCGACCGCGAGGTGTACCGGGTGGGCTGCGAGATCGACCACACGCCGGCGCTATTCGACACGCTGGTCCCGGAGTCGCCGGGGTGGGCCAGGCGCTGGCCGCTGGTGGCCGACAGCGCGCGGCCCGAAACCATCAGCTACATGCGGCGGCACGGCTACCGCAACGTGACCGCCGCGGCCAAGGGGACGGGCAGTGTGCAGGAGGGCATCACGTTCCTGCAGGCGTACGACATCGTCGTGCATCCGCGCTGCCAGCACACGATCGACGAGCTCACGCTGTACCGCTACAAGACGGACCCGCTGACCGGGCACGTGCTGCCGGTGCTGCAGGACACCAAGAACCACGTGATCGACGCGCTGCGCTATGCGATTGAGCCGCTCCGGCGCAACCGTGCACCGGTCGCGTCGGCGATCTGGTCGGAGAGCTACCTGTGAGGACTGGCGCTGAACGCTCGTACAAGAACGGCCCGAAGAACCACTGGCGTCGGACCGTCTGGAATGAGGTTCTGCGCCGAACGGCGGGCCGCGAGAAGACGCAGCCGATCCTGTACCTGGCCGGGCCGGAAGACTTGGACCGGGCCGTCGCGGTGTCGAAAGGCGTACCAAGGCAGAACCTGATCGCGGTTGACCGTCACATGCCAAACGTTAAGGGTATTCAAGGCGCAGGCGCGCCGGCTGTATGCGAGTCAATTGAAAGCGTGCTGTGGTCATGGCCGGATGGTCGTCCGGTCGCTGCCGTCATGCTCGATTTCTGTGGTGGGTTGCACGTCAAGCACTTCGCTGACGTGATGCAAGCCTTGCAACGGTCTCCGTACAGGCACTCGGTGATCATGCTCAACCTATTGAGGGGGCGTGATCCATCCACAGCGAAGCACCGTGAGCAGGCGGTCGGTGCTCAGCACATACTGGAAGCGCTTGGCATGATGCCGCACGGAGAACCTAAGCATCGTGGGCGTCAGTTCATCGCGGCACTGCTCATGATGTTGTCAGGAACGGTCTTTCTTCCAACGGGAGTGAAGTTTGAGGGGGATGTTCTCGACCAAGCGGGACAGACGTTGCAAGCGTTGAATCCCTTCTTTGGTGCTTACCGCTCAGGTCCACAGGTGTTCGATAGCGTGATTTTCAACGGTCCATGGCGCTTGTCAGACGCATTGATTGACAGGGAGACGGAGGAGTTGTGGTGCGACAAGCACACTCGTAGGCGCATCGCCGCCATGCTTGCCGTCCGCACCATGCGGCAGACCGGAAAGCTCCCACGAAAGGCGTCCTAGCGATGATCACGCATCAGGATCTGCCCACAGCCCTGCTGCGCTGCCCGCAGTGCGGCTCCGTGTACGCCGCCCTCGACGGCGCGGCCCCGGTCACGCTCCAGCGGGCCCTGTGGGCCTGCGAGGCGTGCGCCTCCTTGGAGTCCTGGCGCCCGCGTGAGTCGCTGCGCACCACGGGCGTCATCGTCACGATGCGCCTGACGGCCTGCGAGTTCGCGCACCTCCGCGATGTCGCCGCCCAGTCCGACGAGACGATGAGCGACGTCATCCGCGAGGCCCTCTACGAGTGGTATGGCATCGGGGACTTGCACGCCAACTCGCTGAGCGCGGCCTCGCTGGTGGCGGTCCGTGCAGCGCGGGGCGCGGCGTGAGTGCGGTAACACGCTCGGTCGTACCGCCTCGCATGCTGGGAGTGCCGCCGAGCCCCTCCCCCGGTGGTGGACCCGATCGGGCCCTTTCTTCGGATGGTGGTCCCGGTCGGGCCCTTTCGTCGGAGATCCTAGTCCTGCCCTATGGCGACCACGACGACGCCCTCCACGCTGCGTGATGCCATCGGGCCCACGCATCCGCTGTACGACACGTGGCGGCACGTGTGGGTCCAGCTCGCCCATGTGGCCGAAGGCGCGGGCGGCTTCCTCACCGGCGATTACCTCATCCCGCATCCCCGCGAGTGGAAGGATCACGAGGCCGCCACGCCGACCCAGCCCACCAAGAAGCTGCTCGAGCGGCGCACGCTGGCCCGCTACGAGAACGTCGCGCGGCTCATCCTGGACGCCAAACTGTCCGGGCTGTTCCGTGAGCCGCCGATCCGCCGCTGCATCTCACCCGCCGGCGCAGTCATCGAGGCGCACCCGTTCCTCGACTGGACGACCAACGTCGACGGCGCGGGGACCAGCCTGGCCGACTGGATGCGGGTCGAGTTCATGGCGGCGCTCATCTATGGGCACGACGTGCTCGTGATGGACCGGGCCGGCGATGACGGCCAGACGGCGGCCGACCGGGCCGCGCTGGTGCTGCGCGGCTTCACGCCGCTCGACGTGCCCGACTGGCTGCAGAGCCCCACGGGGCACCTCACGGCGGTCAAGGTCGTTGAGCCGGTCCTGCGCGAGTCGCTCCAGCGGCCGATGCTCGGCACCGATGTGCAGTTCCGCGTCACCGAGATCACCGCCGACGGCGCGACCACGTACCAGGCCGGCGTGTCGGAGCGGACCACGGTCGATCACGGGTTCGGCGTGCTGCCGGTGGTGGTGCTGTACGCGCATCGGCGGGCCACGCTGCCGGTCCTTGGCCAGTCGGCGCTCAGCGACCCGATGTTGTACATCGACCTGTACAACCTCACGAGCGAGGAGCGCGAGCTGCTGCGCAAGCAGACGTTCTCCATCCTCAACATCCCGCTCGGCACGTCGGCCGATGGCGGCCCCGCCATGTCGCTCGAGCAGGCGCAGTCGCTGCTCGGGCAGACCACCTCCACCGCGGCGGTGTTGTTCTCAGGCCAGCCGGCGGGCTACATCACCGCCGACACCAGCACCGTCGAGGTGTACCAGCAGGCGCGGCAGGAGTTGATCCGCACGATCTTCCGGCTGTGCGCGATCCCCTACGACCAGGACAGCCGCGATGCCGAGTCGGCCGAGTCGCGCCGCCTGAAGCGGACCGATTACGCGACGGTGCTGGCCGGGTACGCCGACGAGCTGACGCGCGCCGAGTTGGCGATCGCGCGGCTGTGGTTCCGGGGCACGTACGGCGACCGCTGGGAAGCCGAGTGGGAGCGGGCGGGCCTGCAGATCCAGTACGCCACCCACTTCGACGCGCCTGAAGCGTCCGAGCTGCTCGGGATGGCGCAGGCCGCGCTCGCGCTACCGATCGGCGAGTCGGCGACGTTCCGTACCGAGCTCGGGACCAAGATGATCCCGACGTTCCTGCCGGACGCGGCGCCCGACCTGCAGAGCACCATCCGCGCCGAACTCGAAGCCGCCCCGACGCCGGCTGAAGCGCGGCAGGCGAACCTGCAGGCGATGGCCGCGCGCTTCGCGTCCGTCCCGGCCCGCCGCGACGACCGCGCCGACGACGACGCCGACGACACCGGGAGTTAGGCCATGGGCGAACTGACGCCCGCCGATCTCGTCGCCCTCGCGGAAATTCTGGCTGAGGATGCGGACCAGCTCTCCGACGCCTTCGCGCGCGAGCTGGCCGACGTCCTCCGGCGTCTCGAGCGGCGCCTCCCCGAGGTCATCAGCGAGGCCACCAGCGGACGCACCGGATCGGCGGTGCGCGCCGCGGCGCTCGGCCGGGCCCGGGCGAACCTCCGGCGCTTGCTCACTGAAGCCGGGTACGACGACCTCATCGACACCTCGGTCACCGTCAGCGTGGACCGCGCGCTCGCGCGGCTCGCTGCCACGAGCGAGGCGTACCGCCAGGCGTTGGCGTTCGACACGACGGGACGGCCGACGGCGTTCACGGGGCTCCTGCGGGCGCTGGTGGAGACCGGGCGCGAGGACCTGCGGCTGTGGGGCGACGAGCTGGCCACGGCGCTGTGGCGCGCGACCGCCCGGGGTGTCCTTGGCGCCGAGCCGCCGGCGCGGCTGATCGCGTCCCTGACGTCGGTGCTCGATGGCCAGCGGGCCCGGGCGGCCACGCTCTACGACACGAACGTGTCGATCGTCCAGCGGGTCGCGGTGCAGACCATCGTCCCGACGCTCGACGCGACCATCAACGACCCCACCGCGCCGGCGCCCCTGGCGACGGGTGGCGATGTCCTGCCGGTGCCCGAGGACCAGCTCTACGCCTACGTCGGGCCGGTGGACAGCCTCATCCGCCCGTTCTGCCTGCGGCACATCGGGAAGGTGTACACGCGGGCCGAGATCGAGGCGCTCGACAACGAGCAGCTCCCCAACCCGTTCCTGACGGGCGGCGGGTACAACTGCCGGCACCTGTGGGCGCCGATCTCGCGGTTCAGTGCGTCGGCCGACCTGCGCGGGACGGACGGGCGTCTGCCGGAAGTCGAGGCCGAGCTGGCGCGCGTCCGTCCGCAGGCGCGCACACGCACCCTGCGCGGCCGAAGGACCGCGTGAGCATGCCCGTCACCCTGACCAGCACCGTCCGCATGCCGTCGTCGATCCGGCTCACCGACAAGGCGCTGATGCGTGAGCTCGGGCTGCTGGCGCTGGAGCAGATCCGGTCGCGCACCCGGCAAGGACGGGACCAGCACGGCCAGCCGTTCGCGCCGTACACCCAGGCGTACGCGAAGGAGAAAGCCGCCGAGGTGGGGGCGGCGGGCACGGTGAACCTGACCGTGTCGGGCGACCTGCTCAACACGCTGCAGATCGTCGAGGTGACCGACACGTCCGTCACCCTCGGCTGGACGCGGTAATACACCACGGCCTCCCGCTCCGCATGCTGGTCATGGAGAGACGTCAGGTCATGGCACGACGGGCGGGACCGACCTTGGTGCAACGCTCACGCCGCGTGAGCCCGCAGGACAAGGCCGTGTTCCACCAGGTCACGGGCGCCGGGAAGGCGCGCACCAAGCGCGAGTTTCTCGGCCTCACCGAGCCGGAGATCGCCGCCCTGACCAAGCGCCTCGACACGGGCATCCGCCGCACGGCAGATCGCCCGTCCTAGCCTTCGGCGACCCGGCGCAAGTGGTCGCCTTCGTAGGTCACAGCCGTCCTGCCGGCGCAACGCCAGGAGATGCACCACGTGAGTGAGACGCCGCCGGTCCCGCAGGGGACCGCCTCCGAGACGACGACGCCCCCGGTTCTGTCCGTGCCGTTGAATGCGGACGGCACGATCGGGACCTTGCCCGAGCCGTTGCAGCGCCTGGTCGATGCGCGGATTCGGGAAGCGACCCAGCGGGCGAAAGCCAAGGCCAGCCCCGACCCGGTGGCGGTCGAGCAGGTCAAGACGCTGGAGTCGGAGCTCGAGACGTACAAGC